TCTATCAAATTACCAAGAATGTCTTTTGAGATTGCAGGTATTTCCTATGATGCTAGTAGTAAATTGAATAGCATAAACAAACGAAAAATTTGTAAGAGTGTAAATGATGATGGAATTGGAGGTGTTGCATTTATACCAGTACCATATAAACTCGATTTTTCATTAAGCATTTTTGCTAGAACTCAAGACGATGTATTACAAGTGTTAGAACAAATTTTGCCTGTGTTTAGCCCATCGTATACTGTTACTGTTAAAGATATACAAGGCCCGGGCACACTTACCGATGTTCCTTTTAAATTGAATGATATATCTATGTCAAATGGGCCAGTAAATGTTGATCCATTTCAATTTGGTATTAATGCATCTGACCCAACAACTTTTCAAAGTGTAGCAACAGCAATTGCAGGAGCTGTATGTGGTACTGATTTTACTTGTGATTGTCCAGCAGGATATACTAAAGTATTTTTAGATCCGGTTACTTCTACTTATACTGCAACATCTGGTGCATGTGATGACGTAACTCCTCCAATATGTAGAAAGGTAACTTGTGAATGTCCAACATCAACAGTTCCAGGATCAACAACAACTCAATCAGGAACATGTCCAGATACAGCTCCTGGTATATTTATTATTGGAGATCCAACTTGGATAGATCCAACACCATTAATATGTAATTATTTCTATTTTGATTCTGTAACACCTAATTATAATGTAGGAGGATTTTGGAGACACAATGTAAGATGTGATTCATTTGTAAATTATTATGGTGAAGACTATCCTTGGGAAATAGATTTAATATCTAATACAGGTCAATCTGTTAATACAGTAAGAAGTTTTGAATATCAATTAGAAACTTATGTATATAAAGGAGACCCACAATATAATATGTGTGGTGGAGATAAATGGGAAGATTTAGATTTTAACTTTGATGCTTCTATTATTTATAATAATGATCAAACATCAGGTTTACTATTATTAAATCCACAACCAGTTAATAGTCCTTGGACAAACTTAGACTTTCCAACTTTACAATTTAATGGTATACAAATACTAGTTTCTAAAGTAGAACACAAATTTAGATTTAATCAATTTTGGGATGTAACTAATGACAGAGGAGAATTCACAAATGCAGAGCAGCCTATATTTGATACATCATGTAATGGTTATGTAAGACCATTAAATTACATTAACATTAATTATGCAAAGAGTGCTACTCAACGTAAGAAGTTTAGACATTATTCTAATAATGTTATTTTACGTAGAAATGTATCTGGAAACAGAAAGATGTTATTGAGATTAAATAATACTAAACTTTTACTATCACAAAGATAATGGCACGTAAAAAAAGCATAGGACTACCGGGAGGACCAAATGAATATCTTCAAGATATAACACAATATATATCTGTAGATGGTTATAAACGTACTAGCTCTGATAAAACCAATCCGGTTAATATCATTGAGTCAGGTTCAATAACAATGGAGGATGTAGATTTTCCTGTTATGGGAACAGATAATCTAGGTAATAGTCAGATAATGATGCCTGGTAATAACTATCAGTTTCCAGGAGATAGTGTGTTAGAAGTACCTATGGCACAGACAGGTTATGAAGTTCCAAAAAGAAATGGTGTTAGGGACAATGAGGATGGTTCTGTGTCCACACATCTTATGGCAACTGAAACTTTAGATGGTAAAAATTGGTTTTCTTTTCCTACATTATTTCAAGATGAAGATGGTACTTGGGTTGACATGTCTGAACAAGCAAAAATAGACTGGAAGCCTGTATATGAAGAAGCTAAAAGAAGAGGTGAGATTATAGACTTTGGAAAAGATAAAGAACGTGCATTAAAGTTTGGTAAAGGTTCTTGGAAACCTAAAATGAAACTTGGTGGTGGTTTATTAGATAAAACCATGGAATGCAATAGTTGTGGTTGGAAATGGAAAGCTGCAGATGGTGGAGCTGATGTCTCTACATGTCACAAGTGTGGTGGTAGTGCATTACCAAAAGCTCAAAATGCAGGTGAGGACATAGGAGTAAAAATTGATGATGATGTTGTTAAAAATTCATTTCAAAGTCAGTGGTTAGATTCACCAATGTATAAGGAAATCTTAGCAAATGAAGTTGGCCCAAATGATGACGCTGACTTTATAACTTTTGGTAGAAAATCTAATTTAGAAAATATAAATCTTGAGCTTGAAGATGGTGTAAAAGAAGGAAATGAGGGAACAGCTGCAGTATCATATAATAATAATGGAAAGATTAAATTTTATGAACCAGCACAAGCTGGTTTGGATCAAGATCATGTTCATGTAAATACTGCTGAACATGAAATAGGTCATAGTAGTGATAGAGTAGGGCCCGACACACGGGCTAAATATATGGTAAATTTATCTTTAAAGGATAAAGCAGCTTTAGCAAATTTTACTGGTTCAATGACATCACCTTTTGTTAGTTTAGCAAATGCAGGATATAATTTTTTAACTGACCAACCATTAAATGATTTACAAAGAAGAGGTATGCAGATTACAAAAAATCTGGGTACAGATAGGCTTATACCTGAAAAAACTGTTAAAAGATTTAATGATGAAAGACTTAATATAGAGGGTTATGATGATAATGGAGTTCCTATAATAAATAATTATGATGAAGCATACTATGAGAAATATGATGATAAAGGTAATCCTATAGTAAAGTTTAACAGGGATGGGACTATACAAGAAGGATCTATAGGTATTTCTAAAGATAGTTGGGCTGATTATGTGTCTGAACCAACAGAAGCTAGAACTAGATTAAATACAATTAGATCAGCAGCACAAGATTTAGGTATATATGATCCTTTTACGGAAAAGTTAACTCCAGAAAAATATCAAGAATTAAAATCTAGAGTGAAAGATTTAGATAGAGGAGAAGATAGTGGTTATAATCCTTTATTACAGTTGCAAGATATATATAGTGATGATGAAATATTTGATATGCTTAATACTGTATCAGATGCATCTAAAGATTCTAAATCAAGGTATGCACAAAAAGGCGGTGCAATTCCAAAAGCACAAACAGGTAATAGAGGTAATAATACATTAGATGAGGCAGTCATTCCTGTTTTAGAAGGAGCAGCTGAAAAGGCAGATGAATTTTCTACATGGCTAGGTAAACAAACTAAGGATTTAATGAGTCCAGATCTTGATATAGAAACTAGATTAAAAATGTTTGAACAAGTAAGACCTGTTTCTTATCCGGGGTTTGGAAGTATTGTTAATGAAGGATTTGGATTAATAGGTGATGCATTAGGTTTAACAGATCCTGAATCTCCTTCACTTGATAAAGACGGGGATCTTGATTTTTCTGAAGAGGCATGGGCACGTGCATTAAAAATTCCAACTAAGGATAAGTATATAAAACAGCAAACAGAATACAAACCAACTACGGCTAAAGATAGTGATGTTCAGTACTATAAAATATCTGATGAGATATTTGATAAAGAAGGTTTCTTATTGGATTTCCAAGACATGGCTATTGGTGAGAAACAAACAGTAGATGGTTTATTACCATATATGAAAGAAGCTTATTTTGAGGCAACTGGACAAAGCGGTAGTAAGTTTATGGATACAGATCCACTTCAAAACTTTCAGGTACAGGTTGGTTATGATAAAGAAAGAGATCAGAAGTATCTTTCTATGTATGATAAATATGATTTTAACAGCATAGCAAATGCAGGTATAAAGCCATATGAATTTTATGATAGGATTTACATACCTAAAGATTCTGATAAAAAAGAAAAAACAAAAAATAAGGTAGACTCAAATCTTTTATACAAGCAAGCTTTTGTTGAATCTAATCTAGATCCAAAAGCCAAAAGCAATAAAGGATATATGGGTCTTGGTCAAATAGGAGATAGCCTTATAACAGATTATAAAAAAGCAAATAAGGTAGATGAAATAGATCCTTATGACCCTGAACAAAATTATAAAGTTCAAGAGTGGTCAATGAATGAATTATACAACTCTTCATTTATTAATAAAGAAAATCAAGATGATGATGTAAGATTAATTAAAACTTTAGCTGCATATAACTGGGGCAGAGGCAATACATTAGACTTATTAAATGAATTAAAAGAAGAGGGTGAAGATATATACAATGATGTAAAATGGGTATCTAGACTTCCACAGGAAACTCAAGATTACATTGATATGATTCTGTATGATAAAAATACAGAAGGCAGACCTAATGTACAGGAGAACTTTTTAAAGACAACTACTGATGAAGCTTATGACTATTATAAGCAGTTATATAATTATAAAGATATAAATGACCAAGATAGTCTTCCGGTAAAACAATATGCAGGTCCCATTAGACAAGAAGAAGCAGAAGAAGAACAAAGTTTTTATCTTCCTGAAATGTGGCAACAAGATAATTATGTACAGGAACCAGTTACTCCTTATATGGGTCCTTTTAGACAAGCTGAGGAAAAGCCTAAACAAGAAGATGATAATCTGACAACTTATACAATTAAGTCAGGAGATAACCTGACAAGAATAGCAGAACAATTTGGTACTTCTGTAGATGAAATTGCAAAGTTAAATAATATTGATAACCCTA